TGTAATGAGCAGCCTTCTCGCTGGTGCAATCATAACTATCATAGATCCCCGGACTCTTTACTAGGTCTGGGTATAGGCTACCTTTAAGATAGGCGAAGAGGTCTGCCTCTTTCATTTCCAGGGAGTCTCACCGCCCAGGTTATCCTGCAATCTACGCAGGGCTACTGAACAGCGACGATCTGCAGTAGAGATAGCGCATTCAAGGAGTGCAGACATCTGCTTGAAGGTATAACTATCGTGATGACGGTAGCGCAATAGGTTCTGATCTTCTGGTTCTAGTAGCAGATAAGCCTTCTTGATATCTATCAGACTAGCAAGCAGCGTACCGCCTTCTGCTGGTGAAGAAGAACCTTTAGGCTGACCGTCAATAATCATCTCTTGTGCTTGCTCTAGCACTGTACCGTCAAGTACAGAGGCGATAACATATGGCAGTAGCTGACCCAGAGTAGCGGTTTGATAGTACGCCTCATCAGAAGTCTGATAGCCGGACTTGTTAGCCTTCTCCTTGCGAGCATAGCGTTCTGCTACACGACGCATACGCCAAGCAATCTTCTGCTCGTTATGCTTTCGCTCATCAGCATCTTCAACGTTAAGCATCTCATCGAAGTCATCAGTGCGAGTCATAGCCCAAGCAATACACTCTTGATAGATATCATCCTTCTCGACGAAGGCTTTGTATCTGCGGTAGACAACGTATGAAACAGACGGTGCTACCTCAAGAATGATCGGGTGGATATTACTCATCAGGCCAACTGCCATCCAATACCATCATTGCAATAGCACTATAATTAAGCAGATCAAGAAAGCTATCACGAAGTGATTCATTAGATGGACTTACCTCTGAGTCAATTAGATTGTTAATACGGGCTATCTTATCCCACATACGCACACGTAGTCCGTTGAGTGGGCCACCCGGTGAACCAGCAATATTCTTTGGGCCGTAGTCGTGGTGCTTACGGATCAGTAGGTTGCCCGCTGCATCCATAATGCGCCATACATCTACGATGAACTCTGGATCTACCTTGTTGGTAAAGGTCGTATCGAGATAGTCTCGGTTTCCGTATCCACTTCTAGGATCTGGAAGCCCATATGCTGAATAGTCTGTAGCATCATTTGCCATTCTTCTTTACTCACCTTTCGTTTCACCCACTAGCAAAGCCTTTGTTGCATCTGCACCATAGGCCAAGTAGTAGTCGTTGATGTCTAATCCTGGAGGTAGTGTAACAATTTGTGAATTGATTATCTCGTTAGCGACACGCTTAGAAAACTCTGCACCGGGGTTAGATCCATCTTCCTTGACGTCGTTATCACCGACAACATAGACCGTATCGTAACCGTTAAAGAGCTTAGGAAAGTGTGGCTTCCAAGACTGTACGCCGGGTACTCCAACTGCTGGAATACCAAGCATCCCGCTAGTAATTACTGCATCTAGTTCACCTTCGCAGATAACAATATAAGGAGACATAAGTAGCACATCGGATACGTTGTATAGGTGTGCCTTCTGTCCTGTTGGCGAGCCATACTTGGGCTTGCCATCATCTATGCGCCGGAACTTAAAGCCTACGCAACCACCACCAGCAGTGATGTAAGGGATAGATATCCATCCATCATACATCTCGTGACCGTTGATTGGTTCAGTGACTGTGCCTAACTGGAAACGTGCAGCTACCTGTTCAGATATCCCACGTTCTGCTAGGGCGACCAGCACCTCTGGACTTACCTCTTGAGCGTATCGCTGCGCCGCTTCCAGTAGCAATTTCGACTGCGCGTTTGAGGCCATCCTTAAACTCCAAGTTCTCTATGATGCAGACAATACTGACTGCATTACCACCCTTACCGCAGGTGTGGCAGAAATATAAATTGTTATATGTATTTATTACAGCAGACCTACGAGTGTCGCTATGCAAGCAACACTTAACCGATACGTCTTGACCTTCTCTTACTTCACCACCAAAGAACCGAACTACCGGTGCTATGGGGATTGAGTTTGCATCAGTGCGACCTTTTCGCCCTTTACCCAACCTGTTCCAGTCTTGTGCTGGCATACGCATCCCTCGCACTTCTCGTGCCAGTGTGCTGCACGCTTTAGATGATTAGCCTTGTTCTCCTCGCCTGCTTTAAGGCAGTTTATGCAGATCACGCTTGATCCTGTTCCTCATCTGGTGCAAGTTCTACTTCTTCATCGGTGCTTAGTATTTCTGATGTGGTGATTTCACCTTCTGGTACTGGCATTTTCTTCTCCTTTAGCCATTGTGTTAGATCTTGAATTACCCACGCTTGTTCTATGGGAGCGTTGCGACGCTTAACTATGACATAAGACAGTGGAACTTCCCCAAGATCCCTAGCCTTTGCATAGTTAAACGCCTCAACCTGTGCTTCTTTCCAGAACTGCGGCAGGGTGAGCGTCTGCCTGTTCTTTAATTCAAGGATGTAAGTTTCCCCTGCGATAACAGTAACGATGTCGCCTTCATCCTTTGCCCCAGCTTTAGTCAGACGTTCTGCAATGGCACCCATTTTACGGAGCCACTTCATTACATCTGTCTCAAACTGAGAACCTTTAGTCTTGTTGTACTGACTCATCTACCAGTACAACCTTGTTGGTTTTGTAAACCATCTGGCCTTCTTCATCTTTGACAATCTCGACTATGCCGGACTGGATCATAGCGTTGAAGAAGTTAGCCAGATCTACTTTAAGAATAGCAACTTCTCTTTCAACATCACTCATTTTATATTCCTTACTGGATATTGTAGGCACCCTGGTAGTTGTTCATTGCATCGTTTTTAATCATAACACCCCACGCATCCTTATCTGATATCTGGCAGGCCGCATAGTTCACGAAGAGCGTAGCGTAGTCAGAGGCATCAGCGGTATGGGGACCAAAACGGTTCTTCACAGCAGCAACGCAAAGAACCGCTTGGTTTGGATCATACCCAAGGGTTAGGATCAAGGCAGGTAATTGACTTACCTTACCGTGAATAGCACGGCGAGCAGGTGGCTTTGACGGTGAGCCATACTCGCTTTGCTCAGAGACGTGATGCAGTACTAACACACAGGCTTCTGTCTTACGTGCCATATCGTGCAACTCCATCATAATTGCACGCAGACCAGCCCATTCATTATCAGTCTCTGCTGCCACGTTCATTAAGTTATCTATAACTATTAACTCTGGAGCTTCGCCGTATAACTCCACATATGCTTTTATCTCTAACTCGATATCGTCTAGTGACGGCGACGAATCAAAGACCCATTTGATATGGCTTAGTTTGTCAAAGTGTTTATCGTAGTAGTGACTGTCCTTAGACAAGTTCAGTTCTACCGATACCTGTGAATGACCGGAGGCTGCTGCTGCAGCTCGCATCATTACAGTTGTGGTGTCTGTATCTGCTGAGAAGAAAAGAGTTTTAACGCCTGCCTTCATCGCATAGATAAGAGCAAACATACTCTTACCAGCGTTGGGTGCAGCCGCCACCATACAGACTTGTCCTCGCCGGAACTTAATCTGCTTGGCAGACAGTGCTAACCACACGTCAGGAAGTGGTGTTGCCTTGGTAAGCACACCTCTCCAAGCACGTGATAGATCAAGCAACGTCTTCCCCTCTCAACGTAATATTCTTTTGTTGACGAATGATTCGTCGTTGTCTTTCAGTTACCCCGCCCCATATACCAAAGCGTTCGTTGTTTATTCCCCATTCAGCGCACTCAGTTTGATGAGTGCATTTCTTACAGATGGAGATAGCCAGTAGCATTTCAGTAGAGTTACTGGTTCCGTCGTGCTTTTCTGGAAACCAGAAATCTCCACCTACTGTGGCGCAAGCAGGGTCTTCAAAGAACCTTGGCTCGCGCATACAATTATCGGATCCAGATAGTCTCGCACTTGTCTTCTTTTGGTGTGTCTTTAGGCGAGGCACACATCCAACCCTTCCAAGGTCCACGAGCTGATGTACCTGAACGGAAAGCCATTACTCCGTGACGGCAAACCTGATCTCCACCTGCAGGTGCAACGGCAGCAACTGGTGTTGCATTAAATGCTGCAGCAACTGCAGCAACTGTTGGCGCAGCGGCAGGTGCCGGTGCTGGTGCTGATGCACTAACACCTAGATCAGATCCTGTTGTCTTAATGTTAAGTGCGTTCATTGCAAGATCTGCAAGACCTGACTCAAGTTCTGTTACTGATGATGCGTATAGGTTAATCAATGTTCCGTCAGCTAACTTGTAGTTGATCTGGAACTTAGTTGATTCTGGTGCAGCCATATTACTTTCCTCCACTTGGTTTGATGTTTAATCTAATAGATTCTTTACCAACAAGCTTCGGTAAAAAGCCTAATAGTTTTTCTACTTGTTCAGAGTCAACTGTCTCACGACCTTTAACCGTTGTCCAACTGATCTGAATACCACTAGCAGTAACGCCAGTAGTTCCCTCGAAGGATGACTTCAAGGAATCCTTTTCCTTCTCCAGCTCTTTGATCTTCTCATCTAACTGAAGGTACTTCAATGCGTGGGTGTCAACTTGTGCGTCCTCAATCACGACTTCACTAAGGACGATACGTTCTTTTATTAGACCTACACAACCCATCTCTCCAGATGCGTCGTAGTACTGGCAGTAGTTCTTGCAGAAGTTTGCATCCTTTTCAGGTGCTGGTGCCTCTGCCAAGTTCTTAACATTAGCCAACCACTGTAGCGCTTCTAGCGCTGATGCTTCATCGTATGGTTCAGAGTGGACCTTGATATCTTTCTCATCACCATCACGTGCAATAGCAACTAGGTTTACAGTCTTTACTTCGTGACCGTTCTTAGATAGCAGATAGCCATAGACCTGTACTTGCCAACGCTGTTGCGCTGACGGGAAGTATGAAAGGTTCTTTACCTTAGATGTCTTCCAGTCAATGACTGCACCGATACCCGGTACGAATAAGTCAACGTGTGCTCTCATATCACCGTACTCAACTGCAGTCTCGACTAGGTAATCCTTACCTTCTGGATCTAGCGTGGTGATTGCATCTTCGATAGCAGCGTGGATAGCAGTACCCATAATTGCTGCCAGCTTTGACTGATTCTCATTAGTCTCTGGCTGTGCATTTAACCGGTACCAGACCTTACGACGGCAGCCACCAATCTCTGATGGACCTACCTGTGTTTGCTTACTACGATCACGACCTGCATCTTTAGAGTGCAGTACGTGCAGTAGTAATTCCTTTGGATCTGTAATCACGCTAACTCCTGTTCAATAGCCTTGATAGTTTCGCAGGGATAACTGACTGTCTCTTCATCAGAAGTACATTCTGAGCACATTGAACTGCTAATCATCGCTAATGGCTTGTGCAATTCCACTACTGCACGTAGTGCAGCATATGGAATCTCTGGAGTTCTGCTCTCGCGGTAATTCTTACTTGCTATATCTGCTAACAGTTCTTCGTAAGTCATCTGCGGTTATCCCTCCACGTCAAGTAATAGTCAAGAGCATACGCCCCGACGAAACCAAATAGCAAACCGAATAAAAATCCGAGCATCATTCCCATCCTCTCTGTTGAGTTTCTAATTGAATCGGTGGACAGGTATTAATGTCAAGAACCGACGCGATCTTTACTGCTCTTTCTGCAATTACTTTTGCCATTAGCAGGCTCTTGTACGAACCGGGCTTGAGTGAGTACAGATAACCAAGTGCGTATGGACCACCACTACCTGCCGTAAATAGTCCGTTCTCGCTACCGTTAAAGGATAGATCCGAGCCGATAGAAAACAGGTACGAATCAAAGGCAAGCAGGTAAGCGAAGCTCGCTTCCTTATCGTTTGGTTCGTAGCCATTATCTTTGAACGCATTGTAGATCGAAGGTATGACAACCCTTCCCATCCAATCCACAGGATCTTGGTGTTTATACATCGGAGGCTTCCAGTTATAGATCAAGATATCTCCTGGGCGTGAGTCACCAGTCACACCTAACAGGTACTTACCCTTGCGTACTATCTTGGGCGTCTGAGTGCTAATGATCCGCTGATCGTTATCGGTGATCTGCGAGTCAGCACCCATCACTACGAAGTCGGGTCCTTGGATTCCTACTAACGTTGTGATGATTCACTCCAATTCAGTAAGTATCGAGCCACTAATCGAAGGATTTCTACATCCTCTTTAGCGTAGCCAATAACGTAATTACAGTTGTGACATAGCAAGTCTCTAACTTGACCTGTTGCGTGGTTGTGATCTACGTAAAAGTGTTTCCCATTACCACCTGGAATCTTAATGCCACAGATAGCACACCCACCACCCTGTCTTTCAAGTTTCTCATTGTATTCAGCAAGGCTTATCCCATACAAGTACTTAAGGTGATAATTCTTTTTTTGCTCAGGATTGTAAGTAGCTCGCGTGTTTGCGTTATGACATAAACGGCACGAGGTGGTTCTACCATCCTTACGACCTGTGTCCTTATGGAACTTATCGTAAGGAAGTATTAGCAGGCAGGTCCTACATTGCTTTTCTTGTGTCATAAAACAAATCTTACCAGTCACTCGGCGTGTCGTCGCGGAGCGACACTATCTGAGATTACAATATGAGCCGTAGGCGAATAACAGTAGGCGGCCCTTACCAGGGCCGAGGCGACTGATCACAGGAAGGAGCCGAGCAATGCGGTTCCACCCCTTTGTTATGCCTAAATTATTCAGTCGTAAAGTACCACACGATGCCCTTCCTGAGCCTTACGGCACCGATTTAAGGCCGTTAGGCCCTATTCACGTGTGTCCGTGTGGCTCTCAGGTCTTTAGCGTTATGGCGACCTTTGATGACTACGAGCTAGTCTGGTATTTCCTTGACGCTACCTGTACTAATTGCGGCAATCTCGTCCGCGTGCCTTGTCCGGTGGATAAAGATGAAGCACAGCTTAACGGAGATTGACGAAGTCAAACGTATGGGTAACTGCTCTGTCTGCGGGTACACCAGAGTAAAGTTAAGAGACTCTAAAAGACAAACCTTGGCTAGTCGCTATCGCTGCAAGGAAGTCTATCGCCGCAACCGTCTCAAGAATGAATACCCTTACACGGTTCACAAGAAGGATACCTGCCTGCATTGCGGCTTTGTCCCTGAACATAGCAGCCAACTAGATGTAGACCACATAGACGGTGATCGTTGGAACAACGACCCATCCAACCTACAGACTCTCTGTGCTAACTGCCACCGGTTAAAGACACACTTGCACGACGATAGTAACTCTGGCATATTTTAGGCATAAAAAATAAGCCCCCCACCCAGGATTTCTCCTGAGCAGGGGGCAGTTGCCTCGCGCTTATGGGCTAATTACTTAGCACCACGACCAAACTCTTTTGCCTTTGGGTCTAGTGACTTCCAAATTGGCGCAATAAAAGCTGTGACAAAAGCGTAGGCCAATGTCTTTGGATCTGTGATTCCAGCCGCGTATAGCGCTACCACTGCTGGTACTGCTGCACGAGCATAGGTTGTTGCAATAGCAACTAACTTAGTTGTGTTCATTGTTTCTCCTTATGACTTAAAGACTGGCTTACCAAAACCAACGATGTACACCGGTAGTGACTTCTTGATCTTGGAACCATTCTTTGCTGTATACGCACGGCGCTTGAGGCAGACCTCACCACCGTTACGCTGGTCACCCGTTTTATCTGGGCTAGTGTTACCTTCGATAACGTTGATGGTTCCATCTCCGTTGTTCTTGATAACAATTCCTACGTGGCTGATGCGGTTTAACGCATCTCCTGGGAAATCAAAGAACACGATATAACCTGGCAGTGGTTCTGCATCGGCTACATCTTCCCATTGTTTGTTCTTCATAAACGCTTTAGCGCCTACAACTGTTGATACGCAGTTAGGAATCTTTAAGCCAACTTGGTTGGCACACCAGTTAACGAAACTTCCGCACCAAGGCAGGAAGTTAGACTTGGTAAAGGCTCCGTACTTTGTCTCGTTATCTTTAGGTCCTTCAATAGTTCCGACCTCTGCCTTAGCAGTTTCAATAAATTCTTTACGCTGGCCCATTGTCATCCTTACTCTTATCCTTGAGTCCGTTGCTTGCAAGCACTGCTCCTAGGCTGCCTGTAAGAAACACAGTCAGCGTAGTTAATAGTTCAATGAAAGCCCTATCGTTAGGAGCTTGTTCACCTAGCGGTTGAGTTACAAATATCAAAGCCCAAAGGATTCCAAAGACTGAGCCTAGGAATACTAAGGCTAGGATTACTCCGATAAATACAATCAGTCGAGCCTTTAATTGTTCATTACTAAATCTTTGCTTAGCCATTAAACGTACCTTCCGGGATAATGTCTTTTGTACAACTGCCTGTTGCAATACATTGAGGCGGGTTACATTCTGGGTTATCCCAGTTCTCGTACTCTTGGCACGGATATCTAACCCATCCTTGATACTGGGCGCATCCGCTAAGGCTTATTGCGAGTAAGAAGAATACGATAAATTTCTTCAACCTGTCGCTCCAATCTTGCAACTGAATCCTTTACGCTTGATCCACCATTGGGTTTTAATTCATTTAAGTAATGTTTAACTAACCAGCGCACTGCGCCTATAAACCCACCGATGATGGTCATCACAGCAACTGCTACGGTTGCATAGTCTTGTGCTTGCATTAGACCGTCCGAATCGTGACTAGGAGTGTGCCGCCAAATCCAGAGAATCGTTTATCTTCTGGAGTCTTGTTGATGAAATCCATCTCTTCGATGATACCTAGGTATTCTTCACCAGTTCTAAAGTCTTGAATACGAATGGTGTCACCAACATTTTCAATAGATTCAAGTTGAGACAGACGTGCATAGGCAGATCCTTCGTATCCTACTTCGTTGCTGAACTTGTCGCTCTCGTGGTCATAGCAGAAGACTGGGTACTGGATCAGGCGTTGACGGGGAACTGCTGGCAGTGACTTCAACTGGTAGCCAGTAAAGAGTGGCCCTTTGGTTGCATCAGTGCTTGAGCGAGTCATAGTAAACTTAAAGCCAAGATATTCTTGTGAACTGTTTGGGTAACTTACGTTGATCTCTGGAACAGAAGTTCCCTGTGAGAATGTACCAATGTTGTAGGCAGTATCAGTTGAGTCAATGGACTCAATGCTAAGGCCACCATTGGTTGTATTGATACGAGCTTGTAACAGTTTGTAGATCTTAGTCTCAAGTGTGTTGTAACGGATATAACCGGTACGTAGGTAGCCTTCTGATACTAGGCTAGTAGATTCAGCCCAGATGTTATTGCCTGTGCTAAATGCTGCTCGGTCTGAGTTACCAAAGAAAGCAACCTGTAATGAGGCAGTGCTAGTTCCAGCAGCAACAAGATCCCAAGCCCAAGGAAAGTACAGGTCATTAGCGATGACAGTTGTAGATAAGTCAACGCGTACTAGCCCTGCTTCTCCATCTACAAGGGTGGCAAGGTAGGCAAAACTATCCCTGAAAGCAATAGAACTGCAGGCAGCATCCTTGAACAGCAACGCTCCGTACTGGACATCTCCAGTTGTATTAACAACACCAACTCTAAATCCAGAACTGGTTGCAAGGACTGCATACAAACCAAGGTAAACTTCAAAGTCATTGATGCGTTCGCCAACAGGCATATCAATAATTACGGTAGGTGTTAGAAGACCTGGGAATCCTAAAGTGGTTCTATTTGCTGGTGTGTCATCTAAACCAATCTTAAAGACAGATGATGAAGTTCCATTCGGATCATAGCCTGAGATGTAGATAGCCTGTGGTCCTTCAGCGATACTTGACCATACCCAAGATGAGTTAGGATGGGTAAACAGAGCTGTAGGTAGGGCGCCAGATGAGTTGTTGGGATCTAGCTCATAGATAGCGCTACCGATAGCAGCAATAAGGCGCTGCTTTACATAGCGGATAGTGGCACGAGTTGTGCTAGTTGCGTTGTAAATTTCAGTATCGCTAGTAGTTCCAGCAAGGTTACCTCGGTGAACGTGTGAACCATTGATGAAGAAGTACTGCTTACCGTTAGTTGTTACGCTGTAGATAGTAGATGCTGTACCAGCCTGTGTGTAAGTGCTTGCACTTCCTGCGCTAGTAATCTTCTTTAGCGCTGTGCCATCTGTAACCAAGATGCAGTCATTGGTGCCATCATTGACACCGATCATCTGAGCAGGTGCTGCACCTGTATAGAAACTGGCTGTATCGTTAAGCAGAGTTGCTTGGCCTCTAGTCCAGACATCTATACCTTTAGACTCTGTGTACTGGAAGCGTAGAGACTCTTCTTGGATAGGCTCAAAATACTTAATCCCCGCTCCAAGATGGAACGAGGATTGACTTCTAACCCACCAACCGGTGAGTGTCTGCTCACCAGGTTCTCGTGTCTGGTCAATCTGTTGCTTGCGATACTGCGCTGTTACTCGACGGTAAGGTTGCTCATCGGATGCTGCAAGAAAGAACGGAAGTGCAGCAAAGGCTACGTCGTATGCTGGCCCAGTAGGTGTATAGGCAGTAGAACCTGCAGGGTTGGAGAGTACGTAGGGTATTCCCTCGGTTATATCATCGCCATAGGGCATTGCTTCTCCTTAGTATATTTGTAATTCTGCTTGGTCTACCGCATCATCAATATCCCGCGCTAGCGGGAACAGGTCTTCAGTTAGACAGTGCTGCAATCTCTTCACCGGTTAAGCCAAGTGCTGCCAGCTTTGCTTGCGCTGTTAGTTTGGCATCGGCCTTAGCCTCTGCTGCAGCATCACGCTCTGCCTTTTCAATAGCAGCAGCCTGTGCGTCTACTGCACGCTGTTCGATCTCTTCTGGTGTTAGGTCCACATAAGTCTGTGTGCCTTTAGCCAAGTCAACGATTAGTTTCTTATCAGTCATTTACGGTAGCCTTCCAATCAGTAATTGTTTCATCCCATTCATACATAACACCGTCGGTTGGGTAAGCAACCGGTGGTTGCCACTTAGCATCTGCATCCAAAGCCCAAGATGGAAATGGTTGCGGTGCGTGGAACCAATCATTTACTGGATCGTATGTGTATCCAATACCTGCATAGTTCTTGCGGATGTTGCCGTTGTAACTGGTCTTGACCCAAGTACCACCAAGGTTATCTAGCAACCACTGATATCCTTCATCGCCGTTAGGGTCATTGTTATCGCCTACAAGTACACGGAGAACAGTGCTGTTCTCATCTATCTCTGCCCAATGTGACATAGTTTCTCCTTATGCTAAGTATCTAATAATTACTACGCCTGAACCGCCTGCTTTAGGCACACCTGCACCACTACGCCCAGCACCGCCGCCACCGCCAAGATTTGTACCACCAGCAGTAGCCGTATCTGTTGCAGAAGTTGCACCAGTACCACCGCCACCTGCGCCACCTGCTCCGCCTGTATCGCCACCACCGCCGCCACCGCCTGCGTAGGTTACTGATGAACCTGAAATTGAACTTGCTGTACCAGCACCACCTGCACCACCTAAAAGAGTTCCAGATCCACTTTGACCAGCACCGCCTGTGGCACTTGCTCCGCCGCCGCCACCTCCTGTGTAACGAGTGGCACCACCACCAGCACCACCGTTGTTACCTTGTGATGGAGATGTGCTTGGTGTGTTACCTGTTCCTGCTGTAAAGTTGGTTACTGAGTCATCATAACCGCCGCCACCAGATCCACCGTTGCCAGCGTTTGTGCTTGTTGCACCTTTACCCCCGCCGGTGGAGGTAATTATATCAAATATGGAATCGGATCCATTGGCATTTATTGCGGCCCCTGCTCCGACTGTAACAGTATATGCAGTTGTGGTAAGTGATTGTGCTGTTGCCGTTCTGAAACCACCCGCACCACCGCCACCGCGAGTACCTCCACCGCCACCACCGGCGACTACCAAGTAGTCACAAGACAGTGCAGTCTGCGGAGTAAATGTGCCGTTGGTATTGAATGTATGAATCCAGTAAGTGCCGTCGTAGTCAATACGGTTTCCACCGCTAGCCTTTGGCGCAATGACAGGTGTAGTGCCGAGTGCTGCTAGACCGTAGAGGCTGAAGGTTGAGTTGGCAAGGAATGAAAATGACGGAGTAAGAACAGTAATAGATGTTATTGCTGCTGTGCCTGTCCATAGACCAGCATTGAGTGCTGAGTAAATAAATGTTGTAGAGTTGTTCTCTGCTACCGCATCGGCTGAAACTGATTTTTGTGTTGATCCTGTGTAGTTTGGAACATAGAACTCACCGTTTCCAAAGGTATTTGCAGTGCAACCATTGGTAGTTGTGAACCCAATTCGCATACTGGTAGTTGTGGCATTTGTTGAAGTAGCAGATGCGCCATCTCCTACCAAAGAACGTCGTGAATAATTACTAGCAGTGTCACCATTGAATTGCAAAGCAATAGCAGTAGAATCATTTGCAGTTGTGTCAGTTGTACGTGTTGATAATACAACCTTCAAATCGGTATAACCAGTCTGCGGAATGTTGGCAAAGGTCACCGATGCAGCCGAAGCGTTAAGTTCGGTACGTTCTAGGAGTACGAAATTAGCTGGCATTACTTTGCCACCCGCCACTCCATAATAGTTTTATCCTTTTTACTGCTATTGCAGTAAAGGCACAGTGGTTGTAAATTACCCACTCCGTGACTCCCTCCACGCGATATCGGAATTATATGATCCAATGTAATGTTTTCTTTTGTTCCACAAAATGAACAAGATTTAGCATATAAAGTTTTTACATCTTTGTCGGAGATCTTGTAAACAATTACATCTGCCATACGCGCTCTGCGCTTCTGACTTTTAAGTGCGTTCCATTCTTTATTGCGAGATGTGTAACGAGCTGATTTTGCTCGCTCTTTATCTCTATTGTTTTTAGCCCAATTCTTTTGGTATTCATAAAGACGTTCTTTATTCTTACTTCTATATTCAGCAAGATAAGCAAGTCTTTCTGGAGATGTCTTATTTGGCATAACGCACAATTACTATTCCTGAGCCGCCGTTAGCGCCTGATACAACACCAGTTGAACTAGAGGCTCCGCCACCGCCACCACCGCCAAGGTTTATTGTTCCTGTTTGTGATCTGGCAAGACTTGAACCACCTGTACCACCACCGCCTGCACCACCTGCACCGCCTGCGTTGCCAATTACTTCTTGACCGCCACCGCCACCGCCAGCGTAAGTTATTGA